AAAGACGATGCGGAGATTATTGTCGGAACGCCATTCTTGAGTATCAAACACGAATCGCTTGTACCGCCAACAGGCAGCCCTGTCATGTTGATCACCCGGACCGTAACCGAATCCAGATAAAGATCAACAGTGCCATCCGCAAGTTCGGTTTTGCGGTAATATAAGGAATCGAGCGAAGGGCCGGTCTGTATCGCACCTCCATCGCCGATAACGGTATATCGGCCGACTGATTCGGACAAGCCACTGATGAAAAGAGAGTCGTCTACCCGCACGCCTTTTTTAAAACGGGTGTCCGGTGGAATATACAGGGTATCCCCGTTCGCCATTACTGAATCGGTTTCCAAGCCCCCGCCAAAAACGGCCACACACATTAATAACGCCAACAGTACCAGTTTCATTAAAAGAATCCTTTGATACAAGTTTGCCAATCGTCATTGATATATACCTGCCCTTTCCACCTGTTCGCTTCATAAATTATACGAACAGGTGGATCGGTTTGGAAAGTCACAGCATTGCCGGAGATATTGAAACTATTCTCGATGGTAGTCACCCGATTATCAATAGCCGTTACTTGGCTAAGCAGCGAAGATACCGAACCTTCCAGCACACCGATGCGTTCAGTAAGTGCCGCAACAGCGGCCTCCAAAGCTTCGAGGCGGCCTGTTATATCCGGAAAAGTTCCGGTTTCGACCGTTTTGAGGTATTGAAAAAGCTGCATGAACCACAAAGACCATATAGGTTCAACCGTGTGAGCAGAAAGAGGGCTGCGCAGGGGCGGAGGAGTCGGGTTCATAGTATCACCCCTCTGAAGTGGTCGTGATATGCGCGGCCAGTAAAGTACACGGGACCGGATCAGAGCAAGTAACCCGGAAAAGTCGATCTCTTGAACGTCCAAGATTTCGCCATACGATCCTGGTATTGTACTGACCGATCAGGCCGGCGGAACGCCATATTTCGGAGCCCCAGGTATAACCCCCGTCGTTAGACCACTGAAGAGAGAATCGGGGACGCTGACCTTCTCCTGATACCAGACCAACCCCTTTTTCGGCGTCAAGCTCGAAAGACCAGTAAAACACCTGTTTCATTTCGTTATAGATATGCGGCGAAGTCCTTATTCTTTTAACCAGATTACCGTCATCGGTATACGTTTCCGGGTCCAAACGGTAAATAGCGTCGACTTCGCAACTTCCCACCAGAATCTTATTGAAGGCTGCCGCACATACAACAGGACGATATCGAGATAACAAGCCGGAAGCAGCATTATACGCGGCCCGTTCATGCCAGAAATTGGTTGTGCTGTCGTATACCAAAGTCCTATTTGCTGTCGGAAAAGTCAAAACATAAAACGTGTGCCCTCGCTGTTGGTAACAAAAGCCCACCGCATCATCTATCCGACTAAAACCGGTGATTATCGCTTCAATAGCGTGGTTACTTATCCTGCGCGGCGCATATTCGTCTGCCTGCCAGACGACACCCTGCCCTTGAAGATTGCTTCCGAGCCAGAAAACCGAAGTTCCGAGAACCGCAGGGCTGTGAGCAGCCGCTGTTCCGTTTTCAAAAAGGGCTCCTTCTACCCGACGAAAAGGGGCGTCACTTTCGCCTGTGCCATAAAAAACCTCGAACGAATGCGAACCGAAAAGCCATAATTGATTATTGGCTTTTACTATGGCTATGAGTTTATCCGCGTAACCTTCTGCGGACCCCACAGACAAGCCGTCCCATGAATTTCCGTTATACAGATCCGACCACCACAAATTGTATTGGTTATCCGTCGTCTTATTTACGACAAAACGGCCGTTTATGAATTGAACATGCGTTGCGTGTCCCGGAAAGGCCAAATTTGTTATCTGCGACAGAACACCGGTGTTCAGGTTTATTATGTATCCATAAAGACCATCCACCAATATTACCTGATTTCCATTATCAGCCATATTCACAGGCCCTTCGGTGGTGGCGAGTACGCCGCATTCAATACGACCACCGACAGAATCCAGCTCATACACCTGATTGTAAGATACGGCGAAGAGACGCCCTGTACTGGTGTAAAAAAGCCCCCGAACTGCGGCCGAAACAGAAGATTGAGAAAACAAGAGTAGTCCGGGTGTTGGCCTTAGAATTACTGAAGATTTAGCATTCGCGTTGGTGACTTCCGGATACCAGTTTACACACTCCTGCCTATCGACAGAAATACTTGCGTCCTGGTACATCCCGGAGGTAAAACCAACGAGTTCCATTACCACCCTCTTTCAATATCAAAAACACCATTTCCATAAGCAGAAAGTTCGGTAACAACTCCGACGGGAGCAGCGTTCGCCGCTTTGATCCAGCGTCTGAACTCTGCTGCTTTATCCACAAGAGCAGCGGGGGTTGCAATGTTGTACTTAGGTGCCAGATCAACCGCCAACTGGTATTTTAGCGCCCCTTCATAGCCAGGAGGTAAAACCGCATCTGTCGCCAAAGAAGCGAAAACTATGAACTGCGACCATACCTTCATGCACAGTGTAAGCTCTTCAGAAGCCACGGGGTACACATAAAAAAGACCGACAGGATAAGCCTTATCATACATAAAGTGCGAAGGGTAAAAAGCTTCGGAGCTTTTCCGACTTAAGGTTTGATATTCAGCGCTACTTAGTTCCGAAAGAGTGTAGTCCGTGTCCCCCGAACGAACGTAAACAGACTCAATACGAACCGGACGGGCCGTAACCACGATATCTCCAGCGACGCCTATCGTATGCGGATTATGCCCTGCTTGTAATATTCCAGACACATCCTGCAAACTGTATAACATCAACCTTTGAAGATTCCAAAGCTGCAAAATGTCGTTAAGTACAGCTAATGCCTCCTGGGCGTCCGAGTTCGGAAGTGTTTCACCCTCTCCATAAACGTTCAAAAAACGAGTAGCTGCCTGAATAATAGATAAACCGGTTGCCATTTAGCCTTCTTCTTTCGCGCTATGGGTTTTTATCCATTCATCCAAGGACCCTGTTTTTTCTGCAAGCCCGATATGTGACATGGTAAAAAAGGGATCACACCACACCATGATACCCAAAGTCAAGCACTCATTGCAAAAGTAAACATCTTCACCAAACCACTGCTTTACCCCCGGAACCAAAAGTCCGGTTTTAAAATACTGAAAATGCCCTTTTTCATCGATATCATCCGGACGTTTCTGCCGTATAATATCGAACACTGACCGTTCGATAAGTAAAAAGCCCGTCGGTAAGTGCTCACATAACAAAAGCCCTCGTTCAGCATCGCCTAACGGTATCCCTTTTTCGTTTCTTGCGAAAAGCATCGGGAAGCCTTCTGTACGTTGTTCCCGATACGGATACGCCCCTCCCACCACAGATCTGCGATGCTCTAATAATCTCAGAATCGCATCCGGTTCTCTAACTGCGACATCCGCATCCCAAAAAAGCAGGTGCGTGGAATCCGAAGCTAAAAATTTATTAACCAGGATATTCCGATTGCGATCGACATAACACCCACCGCAGGCATTCTCAAAAGCAGCTTTTACTCCTGCTGCGCCAAGGGCTTGAAGATTAAATATTAAAGAAACCATCGTATGTATGTACACTTTATAATCATACGAGGGAATACAGATCATCACTTTTGTGCCGGAGAGCGAACTTCCTGCGGCTTTTTGACTTTTGAGTTTTGTGTACTTACGGCCCATAATTACACTTTCTATTCAAAAAGGCGGGAAAGCGCTACCCCTCCCGCCTTTCCCCGTGGTTGTCAGGAAGACAAAGATATAATACCAAGATCCACAAGCGCTCCCTGAAGCGCTGTGAGATACGTAACCACCGCGGTCACTGTGGTAGCCCCCACGACTGTAGCAATCGAAGGCTGTACCACCGGAACTTTCCCGTACAGGGCAACTTTCTCAGTAGCATCAACTCCAATCTGACACCCGTCCGGCCTTCCATCACTCAACTGCTGATAGTTCGCCATGCTGTTCTCTCCTTATGATATGATTTTACATGCGTGTTCAGGTCTTAACGCCTTGATACCGAAGAGGACATCAAGACGACATTTGTACTCGGACGAGATGATATTGAAATCCCTCAAAAAGCGGATCGTAACCCCATCCATTGTCGCTTTACTCGCCATATCGATTCCCCCAGGGGTATCGAGATCAGCGAAGACCAGCGCAAAAGCGTTCGGATGCACCACCAGATCGTTGTAGACCGTTTGATCGGCGGTTGTCTGCATCAGCACTGCCGCTTTTCCAACCGGCGTAGAAGCGATATTCTGCTCCGGACCAGTAAGAACGACAGACGGCGACACGGACACGACAATGTTTGTGTTGGTGGCTTCTGCATCCTCCGTGACGACAAACTGAGCCGACTCTCCGTAAGCTTCCTTGGTTTCGGGATTCACCGCGAAGCAGTTTGTGATAGTGATTACATCACCCGCCAGCAAAGTTCCGCCGCTGGTAACCCCGGTTATGGTCAGCGTTGTTGCCGAATATGCTGTCACGTTCCCCGCAGTGGTACACGTTCCGTGTTTGTGCATCGGAAGATTCGCCGTAGGATACCACGACAGACCCGCTGTCCGTACCATTTCGCCTCTTTTGACCGCTTCGCTGTTGGACGAAGAATGATACAGAGACTGCATTTTGTCCACAAGGGAAGCTTCTGTACGAGGGGAGAGAACAGACCGAAGACTGTTCGGCGGAGCCAGCGATTCCAAAACCTTCCGCCTTGCCTGAAGGAAGTAGCTTAATCCATCAGGTGCAGTACCCAGCGAGGACACCTTCACCGTATGGTGGATGTTGTTCTTCATATATGTACCGATTTTTGAATCGATACGTGCTGCGAGAAGCTCCACGTTCGGTTTGATGTATCGTTTGGCAAAGTCTTCGATTGTCAGGCTGAGTTCCGCCGAAGAGAATGAAAAATCAACACCCGTAATCTGGTCGATTTTGACGGGAACAGAAGCCTCCGATATGTCCCCTATATTCATAGTCCAGACATCACGGACGTTTCCGCGGGTGGGTTTCCGGACGTTGATTGTATCACCCGGCTTTCCAACCCGGCCGTGAGACGTGTAATATGAGCTGTAGCTCGTATCACACGCCTTTATCAACTGGCACTGATTGTGCAGAGTAGCCAGCGCCTCTTTCGTTATGAGGGACGAAGTTATTAAACTGTTTGCCATTTTTTACTCCAGTCGTGTTTGTTGCTCTCTCCATTTAACATAGTCTTCCATCGACATTTTGTCAAAGTCCACGGAAGAGGAAGAGCCTCCACCGCCTACCGGTTTTATGGGTGGCGGGGCTTTTGTTTTTTTAGTTGTCGTTTTACTTATCCGAATCTTCTCATGCATTTCACCCAGTTTTGCAGCGAACAGCGCGGGCGGCAGCATGGCTATCTCCGCCGTGTGTTCAATGTCAGACGCCAGTTGGTAGTACAGTTCACCCCCATAAGGTAAACCCTGAACCGCCTGTTGAAAAGCCTCCTGATGAGCGTCCGATATTCTAATATCAGCTTCCAATAGATTCGAACGAACATCATCAAAATCCGGATGTTCCTGCCGAACCGTAGCAAAGACACTTTCCGTTGTCCTGGCGACGGCCTTCGCAGAAGCTTCCTGCACTTCTCTTTGCTGCACCTGTTGTTCGATCCCGAACTTAACACGAGCGTTTATGTAATCTTCGTCGGTCTCGAAATCATCCCTCTCAGGAGCTTTGGCCGCAGGCATTTGCCGCGTGAGGTCTCTGACCTGTTTATCCAACTCCCGGACCTTGGAACGGAGGAGACGAATTACGCTGTTGTCCTTCGACTTTTCCTTCGGAGGAGTTTCTTCACCTTCCTTTTTCGGAGGAGTTTCTTCACCGTCCTTCTTCGGAGGAGTTTCTTCACCTTCCGTTTTCGGAGGTACTCCTTCCGGTGGAACATCTTCCGGTGGAACCGAAGAACCCGTGTTCATGTCTGCTACAATAGAATCGACTACGTCCGGCATACCCATGATCTTACTCCTCATTCTTTTGCGAATGGTTTTTACCTGCATGTTCTGCGGCTTTTAAACCGAGCTCATGCGACATACGAGCGTCTTCAACTGCGGCCTTTAGTCGGGCTATCGCAAGATCAACCTGCGCCTGCAAGTCCGCAATCTGTAAGCGAACCTGCTGATCTCCGGCTTTATTAGTAACCTGCAACTGAAGCTTCTCGTTTTCTTTCGTAAGTTCCTGAATAGCGGTATCGAGCTGTTTGATCAATCCCTGATACTGTTGAATCTGCGCCTGAAGAACCTGCGGCGTCATCTGCTCATTCTCATCAAGCAGTTCCGGAGGTACCATGCGTCGTGCCCGTTCGACCACTTCCGCAGGCAAGTTCATGTACTTAAGTAACAGATCCCGCATACCGGTTATAAGCTGCGGATCGTTTTGGCCGAGCTCGGTTATGTTGATAAGAGCTTCCTGCCGACGGGAAGCATACGATGGGCCTGCCTCAACAACGGCGTCGTAACACCCGATGGTGAGATCGTATTTTTTCCCGCCGGCAGGAAGCTCTTCGTTTACCAGAACTGTTTTTTCAACCCGATCCTTGCCAAGAATACGCAGTACGCGTTGAGTGTCGTACACGGAGGGGACCATAGCCAGGACCACACGGCCGAGCTGCCGAAGGGCACGGGCGACATTGTCCGCAAAATGATAGTTGGCAGTGTCGCTCTCCCTTTGACGGGCTACAATCGCTTTTCCCGACCGTTCGTTGCTTCTATTTCCCAAGGCCGCGTCGTAGATACCCGTTGTCGCTTTTATTGCGTCAACGGCCTCCGCCGCAGCGGATACCAAAGCGGTATCCGCTGATAGCGGGGCCTCCCGGCGCGGCAGAGGAAGAAGATCACCGTTTTCAGACTTAATTTTAGCGTGCAGAACCGGAATATTCCGGATATGAGCTTGTAACCACTCGTGTTCAAAACCTTCGTCCTGTCCTTCATACATTACCCAGGGGCTCCGAGGCGCGAGAGCAATTCGCTCTGCTGACACCGAACGCCAATAGTTTAACATACGTTGAGGATCGCGAGCATCCCGTGTAAGGGATTTCAGAACCAACTCCCCGTCGAGCCAAAACTCATCACCCAGAAATGGTACGATAGGGAAAAACTTCCCCGGTATGACCCCCTGTTCGAGGATTCGGGTCGCCATGAGCTTGTACCATTTTATGGTTGTGCTTACAATCCGTCGGGATACCAACCCTGTACGGCTGATTTCAGCGGGAAGTTCGTCATCAAAAGCTTTTGATCCGTCTGGGAGCAGAAACAGGGTTCGAGCCGTTTGTTCTTTTACAAAATATTCTGCTACCCGGACCGTTTTATCTGTAACCCAGGAATTACGACTGTCGTTGGTGAAAGGAACCGTTTCCGCTTTCGGATACAACGCATTAAACAAGTCCTTCGGCATATCTGTAAAAACAAAACAGAACGGTGCATCCTTGAACAGGGCATCATTACACAGGTGCACGGGAAACAGTACGCTTGTCGAATCTTTTATACGGCCGAAACGGATAACCTGCTCGAATCCGTCTTCCTCTTCATATTCAGTCAGAACCCGGACGTACCCGATTCCACCCCGAACCTGATTTTCGACCGCCGTATCGATAGCCGCTGCGGAATCGCTGTCATATTGGAGAAAACCCAAAAAACCTTTCAGAATTTCTGCGTTTTCGTCCGTTGCCTGCGGGTCTCGCGGAACAACCTCTATACCCGGACGATTTTGACGAAGATCGTTGCAGACCTGATGCACCATACCGCTGACGCGATTTTCGACCAAACACGGACGCTTGTCGTTTTCCCGCATACGCCTCATACCGTCGTCCCACTGCCCCCGGCCTTCCACAAACGCCAGGTCATCCTTCAGTTCTTTGTATAAAACCGAAGTGGCTTGCTCGCAGTCCGAAAACCGTTCGAGGGCTTCGCGTATAAAATTCTGATCCGCCATAGTGTTCATATTCGCAATATAATATAAAAAGTTTCAAAAAGGAAAAACTAAACCGCCATCCAGCTATTCGGTCCGGAAGTGTTTTGATACGAACGACCGAACGAAAATTCCGGAGTTCGCCGTTTCAGACTTGGCGTAAAAGCAAAAGTCAGAGCCAAAGCGTCGGCGTCGTCCGGAGAACGACCGATTCGCTGCTTCAGAAGGTCTTTGTCCTCCAGTTGAATCAGTCCTTTCGCGTCGATATGATATTCGATGGAAATAAGCTCTTCCCGCAAGTCTTTTTCTGAAGGAAGTTGTACGCCTTTTTTTATCGCTTCGGCCATCGTATGCCACATCTCGGCGCGTTTGTTTTTATAAACCGTCGGTTTGCATGACGCCTGTCCGAAGTTCACCTCCAGTACTTTGCTTGAAGGTATAATGCGTTTCAAAACGTCCACCACCCCGCCGCCGCTGTTCCCGCCATCGACAATAACCAGATCCGCCTTTCGACTTTTGTATTCCAGAGCGATCTTCTCAGCCGATTGTACCGAATCAAAACCCCGCCATCTTACCGGCGTTCGAATCACCCTCCCCTGCCGCTCATACAGTACGCTCTGATCGCTTCCGTAACGGGCGATGTCTACACCAAGAATCACTGGTTCTTCCGGCAGAAACGTCATTTCGGTACGCATACACAGATCGACGTCGTTTATCGGTATCAACTGATGATCTGCCGCCGACGGGAATACCCCCCGCACACGAACTTTTATAAAATCGCTGTCTTCACCGTAAGTTTCCACCCAGTCAGCGAAAAGTTCCTTATTCGTACCTTTGACCGTTCGGCTGTCGATTTGTTTATGTTTCCATACCTTCGCATAGCGACCGAAACAATCGGCAAAGCGTCCGGAATTCTGCGTCGGATTCCCAAAAACGAACCAAAAAATATCAGTGTCATAATCGGTCAGCGCCCCTTCCGCTACTTCCCATATCGATTCCGGGATCGTGCTCCCTTCATCAAAAATGAGCATGACACGCTTGCCCTTGCTGTGCAAGCCGGCAAAAGCATTCGGGTTTTGCTCAGACCACGGTATGGCGTCAGCTCTCCAGAGGGCGGAGTGTCGAACGTCGGAACTGGTTATCGACATTGCAGAGTTTTTAAACCAGTGACTATTCATTCCAAGTTGAAACCATTTTATAACCTCCGGCCAAGTCTTCGTCCGAAGCTGGTTTTCAGTATTTGCTGTTACAACGACTTTGCAGTCGTCCTGCGTAGACATCCCCCAGTGGACAAGCCACGAAAGCAAAGCGGATTTTCCAATACCGTGACCGCTGGCTACCGACAGTTTAAACGGCAGGCGTCCCTTTCGAGGAGACTTCATGTAGTCGGCAACATCTTTAAGTATTGAAGTTTGCCAATCACGGGGTGAGTCTGACCCCTCTCCGGTAAGAACGTCGGAACCCCAAGGGTACACGGCTTTCACGAAGCGGAGCGGGTTTTTTCCGCATGAAGCCACTAAATTTATAAGGGCATCTTCCGCTTCTTTTACTTCTTTTGAGTTTTTAAGGATCGGCATGGGGGCCCTTCCGGTTAAAATTAGAACTTTATTTTCTAAAGTAAAGCATTTTATTTTTCCGGTTAAAATTAGAACTTTATTTTCTAAAGTAAAGCATTTTATTTTTCCGGTTAAAATTAGAACTTTATTTTCTAAAGTAAAGCATTTTATTTTTCCGGTTAAAATTAGAACTTTATTTTCTAA